CCGACCAGTTCGCGGGTCTTTTTGGTCAGCGGGCCGATTTTGAATTCGGCGGTGCATTGCCGCCGACCCATCGCTCGGTCGCCGTTCGGCATCGTCATGTGCCACGGAATCGACGCAAACCTGCCGCCGCTAGTGTTCTTGCTAGTAAGCGCTGCATCGCGCAGGCTTCCTTTCGTCACCCGATACACCGGGAACGGGTGCGGGCAACGCTGAATCTCTGCGTCGAGCCAGTCCAACCACTCGTACACCTTGCGCGGCTCCCATTGCGTGTCCGCGAAAATGGCAGCGTCCACGGGGTCGAGTTCGCCGTGCGCGATCATCAGCGCAAGTGTGCTGCTCTGAACGCCAGCGCCGAGTGAAAGAAAACGCTTCAAGATTGCACCTCGTTATATATCGGTTCTGGCAGCGGCCCAATGCCCAAGTCCATCAGCCTGTTTTCGATGCCGTGCAGGTATTCGGTGAACTCCGCTGCGGTCATGCGTGAAGTGCGCTTCAAGGGTCGCAGGCGTTTCTTGCCGAAGCCCTCTAGCGTCTCCCACCCCCACACCTCGCCCAAGAAATACTCGTGCAGGTCATCCCGTGTCCACCCCGCCAACGCCTCCCCGCCTGCCTCTAGCACCATCGGGTAAACGACACCCCAGAGGTAAGCGTTTTGCTGATTCGTGCGGGGCTTCTTCCACTCGCTCACTTCGACCGACCACACACGGTCAGGGGCAAGCCCCTGAACCATGCGCGTGATGGCTGCTGCCATCGCGTCAGCGGAAGTGCCTTTGGGGAAAACGCGCTTCATCAGAACGGGATATCGTCGTTAGGGGCGGATTCGTCCATCACCGGAGCGCGAGTCGCCTTCTTCGGCGCACCCTGCTTCGGCTCAAAGCGCAGCGACATAAACTTGTCGCCGGTTTTCTGACTCGCCTTGATCCACGCGCTGATGTTCAAGTCCACGCCGTCAATGACGGCAGACCCGCGATAGTCCGGGCGCTTCTCGTTGCCCTTTTTGTCGTTCTTGAACAAAACGCCGCTCATGTTGTTGTCGTAAGTCACAGTTTCACCTCTTGCAGTTTGGAAATCTTGTCGCTCAACTCGGAAAGGAACTTGGTCACTTCGGCCTCCAGTTCCGCGATGTGCTTTTCGTCACGCGGCACACGCTTGATGAACAACTGAAGGTGCGGCGGGAGCCGGGGGTCGTAGGAGGCAAAGTCGCACCACGCCGAAGCCGTGCAAGCCATCTGCCATTGCATCTGGATGATGTACTTACCCGGCACGGTGTCCGTGAGGATGTATTCCAGATGGGTCGCGGTCGCCGGACACTTGAACTCGACCAAGCCCTCGCCAGACCCGCCAATGCGCCCGTCAGGGGACGCGCCCGATCCCGCGATAGTCGCGTGGTCGATGAACCCGACTTCCTCGACCAGTTCGCCCGTCTTGGCGCTGTAGGCGGCGCGGGCGTTCGGCTCCTGCTCCACGCCCCACTCCATCGCTTGATTGGTGAAGGACGATGCCTTCTGGCCTGTCAGCCGTTCCACAACGAGGTCAGCCATGTAGTTTTCGCGGGATGCCGCAGGGCCGCTCTTGGTCTTGGCGACCACATCAGCCACGCGGGAGGCCGTGACCTTGCCAAGCCGTGCGGCAAACCATTCGTCGGTGCGCTGTTCCATCAGGCCAGTTCCTTCTTGCGGGCGGTGAAAGCGTCCATGTGGACGGCGCGGATAGCGGGGTCAAGCGACTTGAACAGGGCGACAAGCGCCGCCGAGTCAGCCGCCGCAGAAATCTGCGCCAACACCTCGGGGTTAGGCTCGACCTTTTCCGATTCGGGCAAGTCCTCGCCCGCGTAGATGTAAAGGCCGAGGCCGTGCATCGCAATCGCTTTGGCAAGGCAGCGCATGATAGCGGTATTGATCGCGAAAGCATCGGGGTTGACGATGGCGCGGTTGCGGTTGTCCATGACCGGCAAAACGCAGGTCTTGGTGTTGCCCTTCACCTCGACCGATACCTTAACCATCGCGGTGCCGTCCGGCAGGAACATCGCAGGGCGGTCGGCCCATTCATGCGCGTTCCACCACGCGTTGGGGTCAATCTTCAGCACCTCGGCCCACGCCCACGCCCACGACAAGTAAGACAGGTTGCCTTTCTTTTCGATGTGGTCGTTTACGTTGATTTTTAGCAGTTCGCTCATTTGAACATCCTCTTTGCCTTTTCGTTCATTTCACGCAGTTCCGCAAGCAACTCGCGGTGCCGGTCAATATCGGCCTGCGTCCACTTCAGGAACACCAGTTCCTCAAAGTACCGGCGCTCCTCGTTTTCCTGTTGCTGCCGCCCGTCATCCACGGCGCACCTCCTCGACCGTGCAGCCGCCATCGCCGCAAGGGACAAGGTAGGCGGCAATCAGCACAAGCGCCACGATCAGCCCAAGCAGGATAGCGGCTCGGGTCGCCTCGTCGCGAGTCATCGCACCACCCGCTGCGCGTCCGCGATGTAGCCCGCAGCGCGCCGAAACGACACAGACGCTAGTTGCGCCTCGCGTATCCAAGTCCCCATCCAGTCTGCGGCGTCAGCCAAAGCGCGGGCGGCGTCAGAATCGACGTTCATCGCGTGGCGGTACAGGTCATCCATGCTTGCTTGGTCGCGGGAAACTATCGCCCGGTCAAACGCCGCGCCGAGGTCGCAAGCCTCGGCAAGCGGGCGCAGCGTCTCAAACTGCAACCACAGGTCAGACCCACGATGGTTGAGCGTCACGGGGTCAACGCGCAGGGCGAGGAAGGCGAGTTTCATCGCGGTCAATTCCTGTTGCGCGGCCTGCAGGTTGGCGTTTTCGGCCAGCAGGTCAGCCATTGATCGGTACGTCATGGTAGTCCTCCTTACGGGATGTAACGTGATTCGCGGTAGTCGCGCTCGGCTTCGTATCGTTCCTGCGCTTTCCACTCGCGGTTTACCGTGTCGGCGTGTTTCTCAAACTCGTCAGCAAGCCCGTCATCCCACACGGCGACGGGCGACGGCAGGTTGTGCCATGTGCCATCGTCGAGGGCGATAGCGACGATGCGCTGGTCGTGGCACTCGCCTTCCGACACACCGGCCTCGACCATGCAGGTCAAGCCGTCAGCGAAGTCGTATTCAAGGGTGTAGGTGGACATTTCTGTTGCTCCTGAAAAGGCGGGGTGGCAGTCCCCCGCCGGGGGTGGGTTACAGGCTGTTGAGCAGTTGACGAGCCGCAGCGATGTGCGGCGGGTCATCAACTCGCAGGCCGAGGTCTTTGCTGCGCTGATCGTGGCCTGCCACGCAAGCCAACAGCGCAAGCCGAAGCGCGGGGGCAGAATTGGCAAGCCGGTACTCGGCTTCGATGTCTCGCGGGTTGGCGGCGAGAAGGTTGTCGAGGGTGTCGATGCGGCCCGTGATGGCGATGTGCTGGTACATTTGTGTTGCTCCTGTCTGTGGTAGCCAGTCGTTAGTGACTGTGGGGATACTTTACCACGGTCTTTACCCCCGTCAACTGTTTTCTTTACCAACTGCATCCGAAACGGAATGATTGCCTTTTACCCCTGCCGGGGGCAAAATCCGGGGGTTTAACCACCGAGGAACCTATGAATATCCAGCCTTTTTTCGACCTGTTGGGCAAGCAGTCCCGCGTAGCACGGGCGTTCGGCGTTACGGATGCCGCTGTGCTGAAGTGGAAGCGTGACGGGCGCATCCCGGCGCACCGTGTAGAGCGCGGAGCGGCGATTCTGGCGGCTGCTGCGCTACCCGAGGGGTGCAGTCTGACCCCGCCCGAAGCCGCTGTAATCGACTCTGGCGCGATCCCGGCGACTGTTGTAGAGTGACCTTCACGGGGCGGCTCTGTCCGCGACTGCGCTCCATCCTCCCGTAGTCGGTGGCAAGACCACCCGGAGCCGCCCCACCTCCCCCCAGAAACGACAAAGCCCCACCGGGGCAGATGGGGCCTTGACGCCGAGGACTGGCCTCGGATACGCTATCAATGCAACTTGAGCGTGGAACGGACTTTACCGGACGATTTCGGACAAGTCAAGGCCACGCCTGATGCTCGGGCGGTCTGGTCGGGGAAACAACGCGCAGACCTGCCTCAAATCCTACGCCGGGGTAGCCAACTCGTAGGACGCGCTGCGTAAGCGGTGAGGCGCGAATGGCAGTCGAGGGGACGAACCTTGACCAAGTAATAGACCGCAGCGGATGGCTCCGTCAGTCATCTTTCCGCACGATTCGCTGTAGGCGGATTCCGTCTACACCGTGCGGACTCACCATCAGTCATCAGGGTTTAAGACACTAGACAATCCTGAAATCTAGGGTAAAGTCATGGTTCAGGAGGACACCATGAACGAACTTGACGAGCAGGCATGGGAACGGTGGGTAGCCTTTCGCAAGGCCATCCGCAAACCGATCAAACCCGCAAGCGAACAGGCGATGAAACTCAAACTGTCGCGCTACGGCGCAGAACAGGGCGAGGTAGTAGACCAGTCCATCAGCAACCAATGGCAAGGGCTGTTTGACCTAAAGAAAGCCGCGCCTCGACCGGGCGAGAAGGTTGAGAAAACCGACAAACAACGCGCCGCCGATGTTGCCCGCCACGCTGAACAAGACGAGTGGGCTGCAAAGGCATGGGGTAAGCAGGAACCGACCCCGCTGCACCGGCTGAAACTGTGCGATGCGTACCTTGCGCGGCTGACGATGCGGGAAGCGGACAAGGACGCATGGGATCGGCTGCGCGATGCTGCGGCCTCTGCCATCCGTGACGCTGACCCAAAGGAAGTGCTGAACGACCCGCATCTTGTGGGCATGGTGCGGCACTTGTTTGGGGAGCGTGGCTTGGGGAGGCTGCGGAACCGATGAACCGCATAGACTTTGGCGACTGCCGCGAAACCATGCGGCGATGGGCAGCGGACGGCGTAAAGGCTCAAACCTGCGTGACTTCGCCGCCGTACTTTGGGCTGCGCGACTACGGCCATGAAGGGCAGATAGGTTTGGAGCCTACGCCTGAAGCGTATATCGCCGCGATGGTGGAAGTGTTCCGTTGTGTGCGCGATGTGTTGGCCGACGATGGGACGCTGTGGCTGAATCTTGGGGATAGTTATGCGAGAAGCGCAGGGCCGGAAGAAAGCAAATTAGCAACTACGCACACCATTGGCGTTGGCTATAAGCGAGTGGCTGAAAACGGCGGTGCGCCGCAAAAAGAAAATAGACCCCCTCCGGGCCTTAAGCCTAAAGACCTCATTGGCATCCCGTGGATGCTTGCCTTTGCCCTTCGCGCTGACGGCTGGTATCTGCGGCAGGACATTATCTGGCACAAGCCCAACCCGATGCCGGAATCGGTGCGCGACCGCTGTACGAAGGCGCATGAATACATCTTCCTGCTGTCAAAGTCGGAGCGGTATTACTTTGACGCGGAAGCAATTTCCGAGCCTGCGATAAATGCAGGAAAAGTTGTTACGAACAACAACGGGAAAAACGGTCAAATGGGTGATTTTGGCGCTACTCGCGGCGGCTTTATGACGCCGGAGGGAGTAACCGTTAAAGACACTCGTAACAAGCGCAGCGTGTGGACGGTCACGACCAAGCCTTACAAGGGCGCACACTTCGCCACTTTCCCGCCCGACCTGATAGAGCCGTGCATTCTCGCCGGATCGCGGCAGGGCGATATTGTCCTCGACCCGTTTATGGGCAGCGGCACGACGGCGCAGGTAACGGTGCAGCACGGGCGGCAGTATCTCGGATGCGAGTTGAATCCGGCTTACGAGGCTATGCAGCAAGAACGGCTGACCGGCGCACAGGTAAATTTGTTATGAAAATACGAGGCCGGTACTACAACCCCACGTTGACCGAGGCGCAGTATCGTGAGGCGTTAGCAATCGCCGCTCGACAACGCGCTATCCCGACCAACAAAGAGTTATGCCGAAAGCACGATGTCCCGCTGTGGTGGACTGTGCATCAAGCCGGGTACCGCGCTGCGGCTAAACACGAGGCGTTTTGGGCAGACTACAGCGCCGCACGGATAGCGCGTAAAGAATGGCTCGGACTGTTAGAGCAACGCGCAAAGGCGTGGAACGTCAAGGCGCACATCATTTCCAAAGCGATATCGCACGGCATCAAAACTTACGACAGGGCATCATGCGCGGCTTCAACTTCCAATCAGACCTGAACGCGGACAACGACCTCCCGCCAAACCCTTACCGGGCGCTGTGGGCTGCGGTACTTTGGCAGGCCATCACCGACTGCACCAAGACAGGCCGGGAAGATGGGTGGCAGGCGATGCGGTGGATCAACAGCACGGAGGACGGCATCGGGTCGATGCAATGGATATGCGATATGATCGGCCTTGACCATGCGCGGCTGCAGATGCGTTGCCAGACACGCGAGGGGCGAAAGGCTATAATCGGCGCAAGGAAGAAGGGCGGGTTTCAACCACGATGCGCTATGCCATGCGACGAGATATGAACGACGCGACTGTTACCGATGCGGTAAAGGCGGCGGGGTTCGATGTATGGGACTTTGCCCGGGCGGGGCATTCCATCCCCGACAAACTCGCGGTTAAGCCGCTGCCGTGCGGTAAACCGTTCGTGTGTTGGCTTGAAATCAAACACGCCAACGGCACGTTGAGCGATAAGCAGGCGGCATTTCGCGCAGTATGGGAACCACGCGGCGAGTGGATAGAGGCACGCGATCCCGAGGCGACGGTGAGGCAGTTGCGGGAACTTTACCAGTTGGCGATAAGACCGGAGCATTGCCGATGATTTACACGGGGGATTGTCTGGATGTGCTGCGGACGCTGCCCGCCGATTCCGTTGATGCCATTGTGACCGACCCGCCCTATGGCCTCGCCTTCATGGGCAAGCGGTGGGATTACGATGTACCGAGCGAGGCGATATGGCGCGAGTGTCTGCGGGTGTTGAAACCGGGCGGGCATCTACTCGCCTTTGCCGGTACGCGGACACAGCATCGGATGGCGGTACGGATTGAAGATGCGGGGTTTGAAATACGCGACATGATTGCTTGGGTATATGCGTCCGGGTTTCCGAAATCGCTGGATGTGAGCAAGGCGATTGACAAGGCGGCGGGCGCGGAGCGCGAGGTGATTGGGCCTGCTACCGTTGGCGGTAAGGGGCAAGGCAACGCATACGGAACAATCACACGGCCTCCCGCAACGGCTCCCGCAACGGCTCCCGCAACGGCTTGGCAAGGATGGGGTACCGCTCTCAAACCCGCGCTGGAGCCTATCACCGTCGCCCGCAAGCCGCTTATCGGCACGGTAGCCGAGAATGTCTTGGCGCATGGTACGGGGGCGATAAATGTGGATGGGTGCAGGGTGGGCTACGACCACGCCGAAGACGACACGCGCCGCAAGCCCGTAGTAAGTAAGGGCTGGTGTATTTCGTCACCAACAAGCGGCAGCATGGACAACTCCGCGCTACAAGGCCGCTGGCCCGCCAACCTGATACACGACGGCAGCGAGGAGGTGGTGGGACTTTTTCCGCAGACGACAAGCGGAAAGATGAAGCCAACGCATACGAATGCTGCTCGCTCTGTGTACGGGCAGAACGCGGCTGATGGCTACACGACGATGGAAACCTACGGCGACTCCGGCTCTGCCGCCCGCTTCTTCTACTGCGCGAAGGCGAGCGCGAAAGACCGCGATGAAGGCGTGGCAGGCGTGGCAGGCGTGGGCGCGTTACGCGATAACGGCAGGCAATCGCGCCCGAGGAAAAACACTCACCCCACCGTCAAACCCACCGACCTGATGCGCTACCTCTGCCGTCTCGTCACCCCACCGGGCGGCACCGTCCTTGATCCGTTCATGGGGTCAGGCTCAACGGGTAAAGCCGCGATGCTGGAAGGCTTCGACTTCATCGGCATTGAGCGCGACCCGGAATACGTTAAGATTGCTGAAGCGCGGATTGGTGCGGCTCGTAGGTTGCTTTGATACAATACGCGCATGGCAGAACCTAGCCGCATCGCCGCTGCATTAGAGTACCTCGGCAAACTGCGTCGGCAAATAGCCAACACGCAGGGCGTAGCCGTACCCGATGACTACGGG